GATAAAGTATCTTCTCCAAACAGATGATCATTCTTTACCAATGATCTTGGCAGATACTTTACATCGTGTCCATATATCTTGATTGACTCAAGTATAAGGTCTTCAACGACATCTTGCTCGCGAGCAAATCCATAATTGTTAAAGTATTTGTTTAACACGCTTCGTCAGCCTTTATGGATCTATGGTACTCCACGTACCTTGCAGCGTTTTGAATGATTTCTGGGTCATCTTGTAACAAGCCAAGTGCAGCATTACAGTTAGCGCACAGTAGGTCTCTTACACTACCAGTGATGTGGCAATGGTCAATAGCCGGCTCCCTGACCCCGTTCATATCCTTCTCACATATCTTACATTTGTTTTGTTGGTCTTCCACCATTAAGGAATATTGTTCCATAGTTAGACCATACTTAACCCTTATTTGCTTTTCACGGACGCGGTACTTATTTCTTGCATACCAATCCTTAGCGTGTGCTGCGGCCTTCACGGGATCGCGATTTTCCCTACGCGTCTTGTTAAAACAAGTACGGCACTGAGGATTGTGACCACCCTTGTGTATGGAGGATTTATGGTACTCCGTCAGTGGCTGCTCAACCTTACACTTACTGCAAATCTTCATCCTGTCATATCACCAACTGGTAACGAGTAACTATTAATCATTTCGTCTTCAAGCATCTTGATTTCTTCCTCAGCCTCATCATATATTCGTTGCCCGTTGAATGTTAAGCCGCCTGGCATCTGCATTCCATCATATTTTTTTACGTTAAGTCCCCACTGCCTTTTGATCAACGCAGTAGTATATCTCATCAACCAACGATCACCCCAAACGTCAGTATATGTGCCAGGATCGGTTACTTTGTATGCATCAATAATGATATAGTTACCAGTAGATACATCTTCATCCCACTTCATGTCAACGTATAGTCGATTTGTGTGTCTGTTAAAGCGAATAGGCTTTTTACCAACAAATATTTCTTCCAATTGCTCAACGTGACGCATCGCTGTTACATACGGTACGTACGTAGTAGAAGAAAAGTCAAACAGATCGTTTAGATGAATTTGGTAACGAATGTTAAAAAGGTTTGAGGACTGAATAGCATCACCAATATCGAATACCCCAACAACTCCAATGTAAGAGTCGTCAAGAGTAATATACTGATTAGACTTATCACCTGCAGTAACTTGATGCTTAACGTAAACACGTTCAGTACCATCGAAGTGATAGTCTCTGTAGTATAGCAATGCTTCGTCAATTCTGTCTTCGACCTGTTCGTCATCCACATTGATGTCTACGACCGGTTTTCCTAACCTTCGCAAACAGTGTTCTTTTAATTGGTCTCTGGAAGTTGGGATGGCCATAGATCACCTCTAATAGTATGTACTATTTATAACCTGACCAATTTGTTAATCGTGTGGATATAAAAAGGGCCCTGTTAAGGGCCCACCCGGTGATTTAGATTAATTTTGATGACCTGAGGCCTCACATACAGCGACGACTAGATAACCCACCAAGGTAGCGTTACTGTCAGATGCAAATGGGAATTTGTCGATTGTGAAAGTTGATGCCGGCGCGCTTGGAGCTCCACCTGCACTATATCCAGACGCTGTACTAGATGCACCCGCACTTCCATTTCTACCTTGAGTTAAATCCCCTACGTCAGTAGCAGCACCATCTGATGCAAATGGGAACTTATCGATTGTGTTGAGGTTACTTACCGGAGATCCACCATAACCACCTGATGAGTACCCATGGGTAGTTGATGATTGACCCGCAGGCAGGTCGCGACATATTGTCAATTCACCAACATCAGTGGCATTAGTATCTGTGGCAAAAGGAAATTTGTCTATCTTTATCAACTTCGTCGGCGAATTACCACCAGATGTGTATCCATGTGTAAGTGATGATTGACCCGCGCCACTCATTGTCCCGGTTGTTAAATCNCCTACGTCAGTNGCNGNACCATCTGATGCAAATGGAAATTTGTCGATTGTGTTGACTCGGGGTGGAGCAAATCTGCCAGAATTATACCCACTTACAAATGATTGCTGCCCGGCCATACCTCTTCCACTCTGTGTTAACTCACCTACATCCGTTGCGTTTGTAGCAGTAGCAAATGCAAATTTATCAATATTATTGGTATATCCTCCTGCAGTAGGAGATTGTCCAGCAGAACTGTACGCATCCGTACTAGAGGATTGGCCACCCATTCCTCTTTTGAGCCCACTTAAAGTACCTCGGCTCGAAGCACTGGTATCAGATGCAAATGGATATTTCGATATTGAACTATACCATGTGAAGCCGGAATAATTAAAACCACCAGCTGCATAGCCATGGTTGGTGCCTATAGCATAGGGTAACCTACAATCAACAAAACAATTGGCTAACGCCTCACCAGTAAATTTTATGCCAGTTGGTGTCTGGCAGAAACATCCTCCACCAAAACATACAACATTTCCGTCGATGCAAATAGCCACGTCAAGACTTCCTTTTTATTTTTGTATATTTATAATTTGATCTCTAATAAACTCGATTATCTGCGAGATCTCTTGTTGGCTGAAATCCATAGTATTTTGGTTTAACCGATTTACAAACTCTCCATCACCATTACTAAGTCGTATTGGGTTGTAAACTGGACGGCTACCTTCTTTACGTATAATATTGAAGTATTGTGGATATGTGTAATTCCTATCCACTGTACCGCCCATGATCACACTGCCTGGCTTATCCATTGCATAAGCAATATGCTGTCCGCAACTATCGACTCCTAAGAAGTAATCACATTGCTTAACAAACGCAGGCAGCACTCTAAAATATGGGTTCCAGTTGTTGATAGGTATGTTCCTATCATCGTTACTCATGAACTGTTTAGAGCTTGCATATATGATTACAGCAATATCTTGGATACCCTCACTAATCTGCATATAGTGTTGATGACTGAGACTTCTACTCGTGTCATCGAATGGCTCCCCATTCATAAACTTTACTGACGATCCATATGGTTGAAATACTACAACCTTTTTGTTTGGATTCTCCGCACGTATCTGATCAAATATCTCTTGCGTCTGCTGCTCTTCGAATTTACTTAAATACAGGTTTGGTGTATCTAAGTCGCTGTGATCAGTGGTGTGGTTAATTAACTCGTCAAATGCTTCAATTAAATTTGTTTGCTGGTTGTAAAACGAATACAACGTATACGGTTCTGGTTCAACTACATTGTTATCCTTTATGTGTAAATCAAATGTTCCTTTTGCATTAGCTTCAAACGATCTTTGTTGAAGCAGTGGATGACTCCAGAACAAGTCAACCCACCCATGCACTAATACCTTGAAGTCATCATGAGGATTGAGCCTGTGATACTTTTCTAAAGCAGGTATAGCTGTGACGACGCGTCCAGCACCACCACTGATCACAAAGGTCGTATTTCTCATAATATAAACTCATGTTAAACTTGTTGTCCTGCCATACATCGTCTAGCCGATGTTAAATCGCCGACATCAGAGGCAAGACCATCAGAAGCAAATGGGAACTTGTCAATCGTGTTGCATGTTTGCCCCCCTGATGTATAACCGTTGTCCAATGATGATTGTCCTGCTGTGTGGTATCTAGCGCATGATAACTCCCCGACATCGCTAGCATTGCTATCAGCTGCAAATGGGAATTTATCGATTGTGTCAACTATAGGTGTAGCAAAACCACCCGATGCGTACCCACTTACCGTTGATGATTGTCCTGCTGGACCGTATCTACCCTGTGTCAAATCACCCACATCAGTAGCATTGGCATCTGATGCAAATGGGAATTTATCAATAGTGTTCAGTTTGGGGGGGTGGCCACCTGATGAGTATCCACTTACCGATGATGATTGTCCTGCTAAAGCATATCTACCCTGTGTCAAATCACCTACATCTGTGGCATTGGTATCAGTTGCAAATGGAAACTTGTCAATGATGTTGGCTCCCGGCAGCCCAACAGGCGTAGTACCACCTGATGTATAACCACTTACTGCTGAAGTTTGTCCAGTTGTACCAGTTACTAGACGGGTCAAATCGCCGACATCAGAGGCAAGACCATCAGAAGCAAATGGGAACTTGTCGATTGTGTTAAAACGCCCCACCCCAGGAGTGCTAAAACCACCTGATGTATAACCACTTACTGTTGATGATTGACCTGCTGAATGCAGTCTACTCTGCGACAATTCACCTACATCTGTGGCATTGGTATCAGTTGCAAATGGGAACTTATCGATTGTATCGACCAGACCGCCCGGCGGGTTGGCATAGCCACCTGATGTATAACCAGATACAGTACCCTGTGCTTGAGATATGAAATCACAAAAACCGCACTCTGCTTTGATTACACCGTTGAAGCTAAAACCAGGAGATGTATCACACATAGTGAAACTACCAAACTCCACGCAGCTTCCACAGACAGTAATAGCCATGTTAGACCTCTTCTAGTGAGTTAGTTAGAATTTCAATCACTTCCTCATCCTCTTGTTTGGCAGCTTCCAACACTGCCTCAAGCTCTTCTTGATCTAACTCAAGAAGTTTCATGGCTAACATGGTTACTTTCACTTTACGATACTCGCACAAGATGCAGTATAACTATCATACCACGCTTCTACTTCTGCGGTAACTTCTGCATCTGTCTTGTCACGCCAGTTCTCACTATCTTCTTCCTGCGCAACCCGATCAGTTTCTGAACCAGTGTAAATACGTTCAGGGTTAACTGCATGTAACGCAAGTTGTCTTGTAACCAACTGTGCTTTAGTTAAAGTTTCCACCGTGTCTGGAATGTAGTATTCCGCGTTATCGACAATCCAACCGACCATGGTATGATCGGTGGAAAGAAAGTTTCCACCCTCACGAATCCAGTCAGGTGCTCGTCTTTGGCCTCTGTGGCCTACGATGTGCATTTTATATTCTACGACAGCCATTTTAGTCCTCGTTAGTATTTTTTGGGAGTGCTAGCTTATTTATGTCAGAGAATTCCTTCAGCGGCTCATTCTTGAATCCTCTTAACTCCATTACCTTTTTGTCAACTTGATAAAAATCAATTAACTCATTAGTCATGTTGTCAACAAACTCATGTAATTTAGAGACATCCCAACTTTCGTCTTCTTCTTCGGATGCAACATAGATACGAATAGCTTTCTGCACCTTCATTGGATTGACGCCAATCTGCTCCATATATTCTTGCTCACCTTTAGTGATCGAACCACCCTGACGAACATCACGAATACATTGCACAAGCGACCTCTTTAGATGTGACTTACTTTCTTCTAGCTCAACATCATATTCACTAAAAGAGTTGACACGCTCCTTAAGCTGCTCGTACATCTCGTTCATTGCGAGAACATCCTTCATTGCACCTTCTATGTAACGAGCGCTCTCAACCATACCTTCTTGAAGTTCTGCTAGCTTAACTTTAAGGTCAATCTCTTTCCAATAATCCAAAGTACCATCTTGATTGCCTTTATCCAGCTGCTCTTGAATCTTTTGTATCTTGATCTCGTTCTTAACATGCTTCCACTTCGCAGTGTTCAAAGCACCTTTCTTGGAAGATATCTCAGCAGATATCTGCCGCATATTCTTCATAGGAGAGTGATAACTAAAATTGATGTGCTTCCATGTCCATTGAGTGTGGCTGTGGTTCCAAATTGTCTCTAACTCACCAACGTTCGCGAGAGCCTTGTCAACCTGCTGTGAGTTCTCTACCAACGACTTGCCACCGAAACTCTCAATGTTGCCGAGAGTACCATGACCAAATACCATACTTAATGGAACTTTTTTATCTTCAGTAGTTGCAAGCTCTTTGTTGTTGGCAATAGCATCTACAATAGTTAATTGTTTTTTATCATCATTATCAGACATTTTATCTAAATCTCCTGGCTCCATGTATCCAAATGACTAACGCGTACCGCTCACCATATTCAATAGGAGTCACCCTATGTGGCATATAACTTGGAAATAAACTTACTGCACCTTGATCCCTTGGTGCTGTGATTTGCCCACCGTGATCAAATACTTCAAGATCACATCCCTTATATTTATCTGGATCGGTCAGCTGCACGGTCAAAGAAATCTTTCGGGTAGCACAGTCACCTTTACCAGCATCAACGTGCCAGTCATAGTGACCAGGAATATCTTCTGATGCATCATAGCGGATTAACTGCAAACTGTGAGTTATACCAACTAGATCATAGTCGAAGTGGTCGGCATTGACTATCGAAACAATAGAAGCTACCTTATCAAATATCCATCGATACTCACTAGTATTTTCAATGTTAAAAATATCTGCCGACCTTATTTCTCGCTTGATAGCTCTGTAACTCCCGCCACCAACAGATGCAGAACATGGATATGCTTCTTGAAAATGAGATACGATACGATCACACTCCTCTTTGGTAAACATTAGAGATGGAGCGTTGTCGGGATTGATGGAAGCGTATCCAGGTAAGTCTTTGTCTTTACTTGGAATTATGACTCCATCGTACACAGGCCTCCTATACTCAACGTCTTGCAAACTATCTCGCTGCGCGTTAGTATCTACTTTAGTCTCGGCAGTTGCGCCTAGCTGAGGCCTTTTATCAAGCGCATGGTCCTTATACGGCCCATTTGCGTCTACGTAATGCAAAAACAACTGTACGTGCCAGTTGCCTTTAAATGGCTTACGCCAGTGGCATATCTCACATCCTTTGTATACAGCTAAGTCACCTGGCTCTAAAGTTACCGGTATCTCTTTCTCTTCGTTGAAGTAGATTGGCCAGTTAAACTTAGCATCAAATCCAAGTGTTAGCGTTGCACTAATCTCACAAGAAGGCCTGTCCTTGTGTTTCTTTAGGATCTCTCCTGGGCGATATATTCTTGCGTAGGTGTAAGTAGGAATTAACTCCCTACCTACATTGTTACCAATTGGTTTTGCAAAGTCAGCAAGTAATTTATCAAATACAGGATCACCGTAGATTGCGTCTGACTGCGGACACTGATCGTCTTTGGTTAGTTTACCTTGCTGATGAAGATCAAACATATGCTGAGTAAGCTGCTCACATTTGACTTGATCAAGAGCTCCTGTCAAAACAACGTATTTGTTTTGTTCAAAATACTGTTGCGTACTCATCGTTTCTCACCTATATTAAAACTTACTGATATCCTTTGACCATCACTGTTACTTGGCTCTACATAATGCTCTAACCAACTTGGAAACAGGATTAATGCTAGCCTTTGTGGTTCAATTGGATAATCTTTATTACGAATTGGATGACTGTGTGATCTTACTGCAGGGTTGCATAAGATTAATCGACCGCTGTCTTCAGGAACCTGCAAGTAGAATACACCTGACAGTATCCCTTCATGTACGTGATGAGCATTATAACTACGCTTGTCATTTACCATTACCCACATCTCTAAAAAATGCAGATCACATTGGCTATACGGTTTGGCAACTTCTTTTGCGATACTTAGCAACGTGGAACCCAGCTCTTTAAAAATGCCGTGCTCGTGTAGATTACACTCAGAATGCCATCCACCAAAGTTACTTTTCTTAAGCGACTCGTTGTTAGCTTTCAGGTCTAAGACATAATCAACATAATCCATCACTTGGTAATGCTGATCCTGCAACACGTATCCCCAAATTGGGATATCAAATACGCTATGCTGATTAGGATGCGTTGGGATAGAATCCATCATAAAACCACTTGTGTTCATTCAATACTTTATTGTGAAAGTCGTCTGACAAATTACGAACTGAGTTGCTGTTATCGATAATTTGAGGTTTGACAACGTGCGATGTTTTTTCTCTAAAGTAAGCGTTATCATGTTCGTATAGAGTAGACTGCTGTATATTATTTAGGTCGTGATTAAACACCGGCAGATCTAGAAACTTATACAGTTTACCAATAATTTGGTTTGGATTACTAACCAAATCTTCGTATCTAACAAACATAATCCGCCTGCTGTGGCCATCCTTCCACAAATGCATTAAACGTGGTAGGTCTTGATATAACGATGCTGAAAACGCGTTAAGCGTATTAAAGTGGTAGTGATACTTCTCATCTTCACTCATACACCCATAACTTTTACCATCATCACCATATGAGTGTAGAGCTTTAATGTTACGGTTTATCTTGTCAAAGCTCTCAGCAACGTCACGGATATCCCTAACGGTTACTATCAGTTTAGAATCGGGGTAAAGATGATGTAAACGAGACCATGCACGATTCTTTGATACTACGACAGGCTTGTCAGTTAACCCTTCAAACCAACCTTGTGTGGCACCTTGAACCATACCATACGTTGCGTTGTCTGCATCCTGTGCATTCATCGCTTGGAACGATTCTTTGTAACGAGACTTAGTTATTAAACTCTCAATGGTTTCAGTGAGAGCACAAGTACCTGTTGTAAATATCGAAGGATTTTGTTGTAGTATATTCATAAGCACCGTGCTTCCCGATCTCGGGAGCCCGGCACAAAAATGTATAGCTTTCATAATATAATCTCATGTTAAAATTGTTGTCCTGCTACGTAATATCTACCTTCTGTCAGTTCACCTACATCAGTGGCACTAGCATCAGATGCAAATGGGAACTTGTCGATTGTGTCGATGTTAGGTGAACCACCTGATGAGTATCCACTTGCGTTTGACGATTGACCAGCTATAAAGGCTCTGGCCTGTGTCAGTTCACCTACATCAGTGGCACTAGCATCAGATGCAAATGGAAACTTGTCGATTGTGTCGAGGTTGGGTGGAGATCCACCTGACGTATATCCGCTAACATCTGACGATTGTCCAGCTGAACCTTGTCTACACTGTGTCAATTCACCTACATCAGCAGAAGGGCCGTCTGCTGCAAATGGAAATTTTTCAATTGTGGTCGTTAATGGCTCTGGCGCTGGTTGAATGCCACCTGATACATAACCATTTTCCAAAGATGACTGTCCTACCGTAAACTCTTTAATTTTTAGTAATTCACCTACGTCTGTAGCACCAGCATCAGCAGCAAATGGGAACTTATCGATTACATCTGTTCTGGTTGGAGTTTCACCACCTGACGCATAACCATTTTGATGTGAAAATTGACCTGAAACGCGCTGCTTTACCCCTGATAATTCACCTACATCAGTCGCATTACCATCGGATGCAAATGGAAACTTGTCAATTGTATTTACTCTAGGTGGAGCGAATCCACCCGACGTGTATCCACTAACAGGCGATGATTGGCCCGCCGAAGCTGCTCTACCTTGTGTTAATTCACCTACGTCAGTTGCATTGGCATCTGACGCAAAAGGAAACTTGTCGATTGTATCCGCCCGTGTTAAGGGAGGGTTTATTTGTCCACCTGATGTGTAACCAGAAACGGAGCCTTGTGTAGGATTAATATCACAACCAGCGAAATCAAACCGGCCGGAAACATAGATACCATCAGGGTCAATACAGATAGATTGTGACCCAAAGTTTATACAATTCCCGCAAACTGTGATAGCCATGATTAGCTCTCTAACTTATCGTTGAGTTCTTTGATAGCCTGCACTAGAACTCCTACAAGCGCACCATAGTTCACACTCTTCATTCCTTCGCCATCTGTCACAACAACGTGTGGTATAACTTCTTCAACTTGTTGTGCAATTAAACCTGTGCTGTGCTCACCGTTCTTCTTCCAAGTAAAGTCAACACCGTTGAGTGACATAACCTTATCAAGTGCGTTTGAAATAGTTACGACGTTGTCCTTGACCCGTATATCAGAAGTTGCTGTAAATATAGGAGCACTGCACACCCCGGTGTTAGGATTAAATGTAAACGAGCCAGTGTCTATGCCGGCAAAGGACTGAGTTCCTGACGTCTCGTTAGTAAACACAATATTATAAGCAACGTTGGCAGATGTATCAGTAACGGTAGCACCTGCAGAAATACCCGTCAAGGCTGAACCATCACCAGCATAAGAGTTAGCTGATAATCGGCCTGTATGAGGATTGAAGGTAAAGAAAGAATTGACGTTAGCAGATACCATCGTACCACTGGCTATACCAGTAAATGGCACGAACAGCTCTCTGTTCAAAGACGTCTGACTTGCTACGGTTGAACCTGCATTAGTCAAGTTGCTTCCATCACCACTAAACGATGCAGCAGTAACAGAACCCGAGGCAGTTATATTTACAATGTTATTGGCATTTCTACCATCATCAATGACAGTAGTACCTGATACTTTGATAGCCATCTTCGTCTCCTGGACTATTAGCCTAAGTTATTGTTATATTTATAACTGTAATATAATTAAATAAACTAAAGAAAATTTCTATGACAATTTGGTTTCTAGATCAATGATTCTATCTAGCAGTTTTTTGTTTGACTCAATAAGGAAGGCAATCAGACCCATATATTGAACGGTAAGATCACCACTTTGGTTCTCATGAACTAAGTCCGGTACAATTTGCTGAAGCTCTTGAGCAATCACACCATAAGAGGGTGCTCCATTATTCTTCCAGTTAAAAGATACGCCTCTCAGCTGAGATATAACATCGTTGGGATTTTCTATTGTTTCGATGTTCTCTTTTAGTCGATTATCTGATGTCGAATTAAAATCAGTAGCTGTTACAAGGGTAGCTGTGATATTGTTTGCAACAGACAATGCTCCAACTACACTTACTGTGTTTGAAAAGGTAGCTGTACCAACTACACTTACTGTGTTTGAAAAGGTAGCTGTACCAGCAAACGTATTGTTAGCAGTTAGCGATGCTGCGTCAGTAATAATCTTGTTGGTAGTCAGCCGCCATGTGTTGAAAGAATCAGACAGCTGTACGTTAGCTACTGGGGAACCCGAGAATACTATGGTCATTGTTCATTCCCCGTGTTAGTATTTTCGTGTAGTTCTTTAATAGCCTCAATCAGAAGTGCAGCTAGGTTACCGTAGCTTACTGACTTGTACCCTTTACTGTTTGTATGAACAAGCTCTGGAACCACTTCTTCAACCTGTTGAGCAATTACACCAATACTTTTTTTGTCAGTATTAACCCAGTCAAACTCTACACCAACGAGCTTTGTGACTTTGTCTAACGCACCTTCAATTGGTTTAATGTTCTTTTTAAGTCTTTCATCAGAAGTTGAATCAAAGTCTGTTGCAAATAAGGTACCAATAGATGGATTGTATAGTAACGCAGAATGGGTATTAGCGGACGTCAGCTGCCCGGAAGTAATTCCTGTAAATGGTATACGAAGTGTCCTGTCACTAGCTGCATCCGTTGCCGTTGTAGTACCAACACCTGATAATCCACTACCATCTCCATTGAACGCGTTCGCTGTAATATCACCTGTAGCAGTAACGCTATGTGTAATAACAGCATTACTAGTTAATCTATGCACATGAACATTTGCCAAGTTAAAGCTGGCGTGGTTAATGTTAATATCAGCTACTGGTTCGAAGCCTGGCTTGTACTCTGAAAAAATATAGTACTCTTTAGTACCAGAGTCTCGAATAATACCAGTGTGGTTATTTGAATAACCAGGACCACCATCATTATAGTGAGCAAAGAAACCAATATCGAGAATATCACTAAACTCGTTGTTAGATGCTAAGTGTATCAACGCGTCGGTAGTTTCAATTGTAGTTTTACTGACGATAGTGGTATTACCACTAAACAGAGCATCTCCGTCTACGGTCAAACTACCGGTAATCGTACCTCCGGTTGTTGGAAACGCCGAATCAATAATTTGATTAGTACGTGTAAACCAAGTTTGAAACGTGTCAGTTGTTTGTACGTTAGCTAAGTTAAGTGCCATTATACGCCTCTAAAGTTACTTCGACACCAATTGCTGCAACATCTGCTTGATATCTTTTATATCGTTTTGCAAATCGTATACCTTGCTTTCTACATGCTCAAGTCTTTGAGCTTTTTGTTGCTTCCTTAAATAAGCAACATACTCTTGCTTGTCGACATTAAGTATCGCTTTACTATGAGGATCACGTCTAAGATTTTCATGATCCGCTACTTTATGCAATTCCGTCATGCTAATGCTATCGCTCTAAAGTTACGACAAGTAGGAGCAGCTGCTGTATTGTCAGCATACATTACAATCTTGATACTAAACGCATCAAACTCATCATAGCTTATACCTGACTTAGTATATGAGATGTCATCAGCATAGTACTCATATTCATTGTATGTGAATACATCTTGATTGACCGTAGTACTAGCTTGACGTCTAGTCATTAACACGTAAGGACGATCTTCAAAGTTATCAATGTCTTCATTATTTATAACCCTGTAGTAAACTTCAATTGAAGAACCCTTAGGCATATTCTGGTCTACAAACACTTTTAAGCTCTTAGCAGACAGTCCATCACCCAAAGTTACTTTTCGAGTAATATATTTCGCTGAAGCATAGCTATCACTGGCTGTAGTCTCTGCTACAAAAGTACCAGTTGGTGATGGGTTGATGATATTCTTAACCAGCGAAACACCAGATTGATCAAGTCTAAAGAATGGCGATACATCTGCATCAGAAGTTGCAAATGTAGTCTTAACTTGCAAGTCAGAATTTGTAGATATTTCTTTTGATGTGTCGAAATACAAATCTTGATTTGTTAGCACATTCACAAACGAGCCTACAGATCCACCTTTGGTTTTAGTTTTAATTTGATATGTTGCTGTAGTTGGAACAAATGTATCGTTCTTAGTCATTACAATGTTTGCAAGATCATACTCTCCAGACGTATTCGCAGACGCGTTATATGAAACCCTTCCGACATTATTGGCAGACATTGTAATACTAAAATCAGAGCCTGTAGTAAACTGAGCTTGGTTTAGTCTAAAGCACAGGTCAGACTCTTGTTGTGGAGTCCACGTCTTAGCGTTTTGAGATTTAAACAACGAACCAAGTGTAGGCTGTATTGTAATAACACCAGTACCGTCGAGTCTATCTTCTCCAACAGTACAGATAAACGTGTTATACTCTAACGAGTCTGTAAGCAACACTATTGCGTAATCACCTGGCTCAAGATACACGGGAGAATCAAATGCAATGTTCGTTGCTGTTGGCGTAGTTGGGTTCGCGTTTATAGAATCTGGATTAACCGCAACCTGTGAACCAGGTATAATCTCCTCCGCACTCGGGAATCCATTTACTGTAGGTCTTATCTCCACCCTTAAAGGAAGACCTACAGTATCCTTAGTAGACATGAATACGTCTACCGAGGTCAAGAATATACCGTGTGGGTGGAATTCACTTCCAACTGAGAAGGTTTGAGCTAACGGATCCATACCCCAATCACATGGTATGGTCTGTGAATTAATATAGGCTGAGTACTCCATGTTACGCAACATGTTTTGTACGCCCGCTGAACTTTCCAGAAAATCAGCTGATACGGTGGGGAGGACACCACCACTGTTAGCACCTGACAAGAAGGTAGTGGTCCAGTAAATGTAACCTGCCGGATCTGGCTTGCGGTTAATTAGTTTGTCATTAAGATACTTGTTGTATACTATGTTAGTCAACGCAATGTGATCGCTGTTATTGATATCAAAAGGATTGGCAGAAGGAACACCAACCATGCTTCTATTAACCTGTGCTCTAGTAGCCTGTGCGTTAACAAAATCACTTACTGTCTTTTTAGTGACAGACTGTGGATTAAGTTTTTTGGTAACGAGCTTGTACGTTTTTTGTGTTCCAGCAGCTGTAAATGTTGCGGTAGCGAACGTAGTAGAGTTCTCAGGGTTGATTATTTTGTCCGACACCATTACATCTACAGTTCCAACAGGTATCTGTATACCGTGTGACAACACGTTGGATAGATCGATCTTAGGCAAAGCAGTATTATCAGCAGCGTAAGCCGCTTGAGTAAGAGTTCGCTTGTAGTTTGGAACCCAGAAATAGCCACTAGCAGAACCATTTGCATCAGTTATAATTTCTTTTTGCGATGGACTAGCGTCATACAATACCTGTTCAACACGCGTGGAAGCGTATGAAGTAGTAGCAGCATGATCGGTGATGTTTTTACCAGCCATAAAGACATAAATTCTAGTGTTGGGTCTACATCCTTCTACAGTAAAGTTTACTTTACGTGATCTCATGTATTGATATGAAATACTATTGGTAAGCTGCAAGCTGTTTTTAGTAACAGTCCTTGACTTCACTGTTGTAGTTACATACGCTGATATTGGGCTACCTGGAACGTATTTCTTATCACCCTTTGATCCTCTCAGGTATTGGTTCTCTCCACTGCTGGAATTTACTTGCCAGTTACCATAATCTGTACCTACTTGAGATTTCAGATACTTGAAATGGTCTAATTGACCTTGGAAATTATCAACTACAGTTGGAGTGCTGATATTGTCGACCCAGATATCTCGATCAGGGGTTATTTTTAACAATCCAGTAAATAAAACAACCTGGAAAGGATTAACATTTATAGTGCCAGACGCAATTGTTTGCGAAACATATACACCTTCAGTATACGGTACGGTTACTAAACCACCAGTATTAGTTAACGTAGCACCTGCATCAGCTGTAAGTGGAGCAGAGTCACTGGTAAACCTGGGTCTAAGTATTTGATTCTGCCTATCAACCGACACCTTATAATTAGTATCGAAAACATCACCTACACTGTGACCTGTAAAGCTATCAACAATAAATCCATTTTTATATCTTGCTTCACCGTTGTCATCTAAGAACTGAGTACTGGCAACTTGAGATTCAAGTAGGTTCAAAGACGTATAGTATTCTAGATTTTCAATACGAGTCTCCAACGCACCAATATCTCGCATTGTGTATCTGCTGTTATCAGATAGTTCTATTTTTAAATCAGTTTCATCGTATGTGTACGGATTTACGGAAATGGTAGCTAGTAGCATTGTATCACCAGATGTTGCAGGTACTGGTGGATAGTTTAATGCAGAAGCACCAGACGTGACTATAAAACTACCGTTTTGATCTAAAGAAATCTTATGAACTACTTTTTTGTAGTAGCTGTAGTCTGCTTCTACTTCGAAAGTCTGAGAATCAACGATCTGGTGATTGTCAAAAATCTTTGAGGAACTGTAAGTATTGGAGCTGGTGTTCGATGACCTGGTTGGCCTAAAGTCTAGCACGTCCCTAAGATTAATTTCTTCGCCTTTACTGTCACGATAAGTTGGGATCAAGTTGTAGTCTGGATAACTCTTATCTGAGAAGTAACCTAAACCACCGCCATGTGAGTAGTAATCAAAATCCACTAAAAGGTGGTTGCTGTTTGCAGTGTATCCTGGCTTAAGCTCAATGGTAGCATGATCGTAGAAGTTATCTCTTTGGCCACCGTTGAAAGTAAACTTGTCAGTTACCACACTTACGTTTGAAGCATAAAGAACGGTGTTAGCGGATACAAAAGTCGAGTTGCCTTCGTATACAGCATTTAACTTAATACCATCAGCGTATCCAAGTGACAGCTTAGTTCCGTTAACTGGATACCCACCAACTATAGTTTTGGTTGTCCCACTCTGGCGAGTCTTTGCTCGCCGTGTGTCTGCAGTAACGTCAATAGCTGCATATATGTCAGCTGTTCCGTTAAATGAAGCTTCGTCGACATCGATGGTAGCAGAAGCTGGGTTACCAGGTGTGGGAGTTGGTACTGTTACTGAGCGAGAACCAGCTGTCATGTCTACGTTCTCGCCAGTAGAAATAGTACCCGCGCCACCAGACTTAACTACTACAATAAAGTTTTCGTTAGCAAGGTCACCTGTACCTGAAGAGAATCTCTCTGCACCACCTAGTGTCTGTATAGTAGCTGAACCACTAGAGAACGACACTGCCGCAAACTTACGCTTAAACTTATAATCAACATTTACCGTGTTAGCAATATTAATATGTGGCATTGCGAACAAACTAGTGTTATAATCTTTGTCTGTTAGCTTAACACTTCTGAATGAAATTGTGCTTGCTGTGTTTGATACGGTAGCTTGATTCGACAACGTAATACTGTCAAAACTTATAGCGCTTACAATAGTATTTGCCGCAAATGCATTGTTTTCAATTACCTGTCCAACCTTTACACCAGCAACACCGCTAGTTAAATCAACGGTCGTGCTGCCAGAAGTGATATTACCAATTTTGTTAAATGACGTAATGCTGTCCGAATGAACTGCGGCAAATGCTGTAAAACTGGAATGTGTACCCTTGATAACGCTCTTGATATTATTAAACACTTTGTTGTCTGTAGCGTTAATATTAATGTCATAAAGGAACAGTTTGTACTTTCGCTGATCACCTGACCCAGAAAGATACTCTACGTTCCTTACATGAGCTTCACCAATTTTAGTTGCTGATGTTGGAGTATTATTCGAATGCAATTCTACTCTGTCGTTAAAGCCAAACAGACCAGTAGTAAACGTATTGGCTACAATGTAATTACCGTAGTAAGCTGTAATTTTTTGTTCGGTAGCAGACTCTGTTGCTCTAGATTTAGCAAACTCTACTGACGTTACGTTGGGGGTAATTACCCTATACCCTTTCACATAAGCAGTGCCTGGTGTAAATTGAGCTATGAGGTTAGCTGTTGAGGCTGATGTATTAGCAATAGTAAGATCAAACCCATCAACGGTATAGTGACCAGATTCTTCAAATGTTCTTTGAGCTAGTACGTCACCTAAAATGTTATAATCTGCATCTGGTCTTTTTCTAGCGAACGTACCGTTTAAAACTCTTGCAACCTCAAAGAAATTGTTTGAGGTAAGAGGTGGGCTTGCAATATCAGATACAGCCTTTGTAGTAAGAGTAAGCTCTACCTTCAACCGGTCAGCACCAGGAGCAGCATAGTTGTATGATCCTCTTGCTGGATCAGTAAGAGTACTGTCGTCATCTGAACTAACTAATGTTTCAGTTGAAGTAAATCCGATACTAATCTGGTGAGAGGTATTAGCTGCTACTACAACTGATTGAGAAGGAGCTCTGATAAACAAACCTTTGTGGTAATAAACAGACTCGTCTATTGCATATAGGAAACCCGCAGTAGCTGGAAGTTTAGCAGCGTTACCCTGAGCTGTAGTAATAATTTGAGCAATACCGGAATTAGAGAAAAACAAGCCTGTGTTGCTGTTAATAAAAGAAGAACTAAAATCTATAACTTCATTATTNGATACTTCTCTTGGTGATGCAATATTTACGGTATTGGCCTCTTGAAGATACTGAGCAAAAATAAGATCATAGTCGCCACCAACAGCTGCAACTACTTTCTTTACCTTAAATAATTTTTCCGACGTTCTAGTTCTTGCATACTTACCATCAAATGTACTTACGTCAATAGCAGCACCTGCATAGGACGACTTAAGCCTAAAAACTGCTGTCTGATCGAGTACTTCACTGGTACCTGTTACTTCAGACCCATCTTTAAAAATATGATTACCAAATCGATGGATTTGGTTTTGCAAAATAGTTTGCTGCTGAGTTAATTCCCTAGCCTGTACAGCAAATCCTGGACGATACAAAACGCGATGAAAGTTTTTAGTTTCATCGTAGTCGTCGTAGTATGGATCTACATTAAAGTTAGTCGTCAGGTTATTGTTAGCAGTTGCCATATCTGTTTCTCTTTATCAGAACTTTGCAGTGATCGTAAAGTTTTCTGTTTGATCTGCATCTCTCTCTAATGGTGGCTGTGTTACCATATAAATCATTCTTCCACTAAATGGTACTAAATCAGGTAATGTTATGGAATTTAGCTCCCCGGTGATTCCGGAACTATTGGCTGTCACGGTTTCAGAATTTGAAAAACTACCCGAAGGATAGGACAAGTGCAGTACACCGGTTGTAGCAGCTGCATTTGTGTTAGCAAAATACACTACTCTCCCAGATGCTCCGGAAGTATTGCCCCTAACAAACTCATCCTGTGTAAAAGTCCCAGTTACCGAACTTAATGTCAGTCTTAAAGTCTGATCGTGTCTAAGGTTACTAGCAACACCACCAGTGGACCTTAACTTAGGATCCTTAATAATACCGTAAATCCTAAATTGGTTATTCGCAGCAAAGAAACCACCTTCACTACCATCAACCTCAATGTTCATTGTCACGTTTCTAGCAAACAGTTCATTAATTGGATCAGCACCGTGGCCTCCAACATCTGGTAAGTATGCTACAGCAGTTGCACCAGATCCATATGATGGGTTAGCAGTAATTAATATTCTAGCTCTAGAGTAGCTTGTACCATCATTAACAGAAGTGATCCTTGTTATAGCACCGTTCTGTACATTAGCGTATGCTTGAGCTCCGTTTCCATCTCCTACTATATTTATCCGTGGTCCAATATGATATGTACTGGAAGTATTGGGGGACACAGAAAAAGCTGTGTTTACTGTCAACAGTTTTGTTGTAGCGTTGTAACCCGAAATAATTCTTAGCTGACCAGCACCTAGTCCACTTGAAATAAAGATTGTAGAACCGTTATATACACTGTCCGTACCACTACCTGTATTTGCAATGGTAAGTTGTGTAGTGCTAGTTACACCAGCGACTGTACCTTTATTCTGTAAGTAGCCACTACCACCAGACGTTACTTCATAGATTGGTACCGAACCGTTTGCAGCTGCTTGCTGTACCGACCATTGTGCACTACCATCGTCAGATATCAGCGTCTTTACCGGAATATGATTTACACCACCGAAACGGTTAAAGTCAGCTTGGCTAATATCATACATGAACTTCCACTTGTATCCATCACTAGTTGTAATGACAGAAGTAGACTGACCAGTTGGTATTACTGTACTTGGAGCGCTGTTAGAGTTAAACAAGCACTTATACACTTCATTGTTACTGGTGATTACATAAAAATTGCTAGTAGCAAGATTTGGATTAGTATCATCGTACTCTGTATACACCGTATTGGTGGTCCAAAGATACTTGGTCGCTGCCATAGTAACATTGTTGTTAGACACTTTTTTGACCGCAGTCATTCCTCTCCAGATGTCTCTGTCGGAAAATACTGTATCTTCGAGAGCGGGTGGACTGCTTTCTACGTTCCATTCATTGATCCTAGAATAGAACAAGTACATTTGAGATGGATCAGACTCATCAAATCCTTCTTTAAACTGCTGTGCAGTATGCACATTAAATTTTTTACTGACTAGGGTGGCCATTTATACGTTACCATCGTATGTGTAAAGGAAAGTACCATTTGCCATGGATTCACCTGTAAACTGAGTGTTTAAGCTGAACGCTGTGTTGCTGAAAACAGTATTAACTATATATGTCGTGTTACCAGTTACGCCAGGTATGGTATCGGTAATTTGAACTTGTGATCCACCTTGTAGTATATCCAAGAATGGTACTCCACCATCACCCTGTACAACAAACTGTGTTCCGTAAAGAACTGGATCAGTCAAGTAAGTTGTAATTGGGTTTGGTAGGTACTGTGAAATAACATTGTTGTTTGATACATGGATAAACCCATTAGCTGCAAGATATACTGCGGATGGTGATGTCACTGTTAGTGTCGATGCAATTGAGTCAACACTGACGTCTCTCGATATCTCCGGAGTACCAACTGTAGAGAGAGGCCCGATACTACCAATACCAAACTTACCACCAATCAAGTCTGTGGTTACCAACGTTTCTACAGACATGCCTGTCAGGTCTGCCTCTACTTCAATATCAATCTGACCAAACAGTTTAGTGCCTGCTGGATGAATAACATCACGAACAATATTTCGATACGTCTTTAACGCTTTCTGTGACTTAATTACGTAACTAAATTCTTGATAGTAGTAGTTGTCTTGTAACTTTTGATCCCAACTCAAGAAACCTTTTGTACCAGTATAGTTACCGGCCTGTGTTATAACACCAGATACAACAGGATCGCCAATACCATTGTTGGCAGTACGTGTAAGATTCTTTATGTTTACTGGGAAAGTGGAGTTGTAAAGAGAGCCACCGTTGTCTACAGAGACATTGGTAATTGAACCAGGTTGGAACGAAGGAGTGATTACAGCATTACGTCCTTTGAATCCACCACTACCATCAGAAATGTCTAGTGGTGATATAGTACTATCGATCGCGAATACAGTTGGCAGGTCTTCGACATAGTTACCAAACACTACATCTATACCACTTATAGTACCAACGATAGTATCGATACGTCCAAGGGCAACACTCAAGCTAGTATATGCATTAGATGACGCAAGGTTAGAACTAATAACACCTGAGTTGGAACTAAAAGTGGGACCATATTCAATTGGTGTATCAGACAACCCTTGAATAGTGTCAGTGTATACTTCAATAGTTTCAGTGTTAGAGATAGACGTTACAGATACTTCACCGGTGATACCACCTCTTGGATTACCACCTGTAATAGTAACTGTAGTATTTCCAACGCTGTATCCACTACCACCATCAGTGACAGTAAATGTAACAGACTGATCAGTAGTAGTTACTACTGTACCATTAGCACCAGTGCCTCTATCACTAATAAACGATACGCTATCACCAACCTGGTGGCCAGTGCCACCCGTAGTTCCCTGAGCACCAATCAGTACATCTACCAAAGGACCAACACTGTTAACAACCTGACCGCTTACACCAGTACTTGTTTCTACAATTTCTAAGTCTTGGAAAGTACCAGTTACATCTTTCAGTCTCAGCTGCTTAACTTCAATACCACTTTCAAATACAGTCAGTACTCTAATAACGGTACCGGTAGCACCAGAAGAGCGGCCGGTTACTTGTAGACCTACAATATTTTCTAAGTTACCTACAATAGGAGCGCCTAGTCTTAGTAGAGTCTGTTCAGTCCATCTACCATCAGACGCCCTTAATATATTTTCACTAGGCTTATAGATCGATACATTCTGATTATACAGTATTCTAAAAAGAAGGTTATAAGCAGCAGTCGACCCTTTAGCGCGATACAAATCTTTTATTCGTTTTGCGACTAGCCTTTTATCAGCAAGTACATTATCAGGAAAGTCCGCTAATACTTCTCGTCTGAAATATTCATAGAACTTGTCTAAGTCCGTACTATCAATATCACGGTTAGTTAAATGATTCTTACTAGCGTCTGTAACTTGGCCAGTAGTCTCCATCCACTCATAATACGCTTTTAAGAACGCAACGAGATTAGGACCCTCTTCTAACAGATATCCGGGTACCTGACTTTCTAGTAATGTCGATATTTTATTATCGGTAGCCATTTAGTACGTCGATGATGCTGATACTACACCGGTCTCTGTAGACACGGTGGATTGACTGGTTGATGACAATGATCTAGAAAGTGCTACACTCTCATCCGTGTTATTATTAATAATAGTAACATACGAATCAGCAAGCTGGCAGATTTGACTTCTTACTGACTTAACAAACTGCTCATGTGGCGTACCATTAATTTTAATACCATCTCCACTATACGCTGCAATAAGAAGTGCACTGGTCTTTACAGTACCTAGATTATAATCTACGGTACCTACATTATTATCAACATATACCCTAGCACCCTGCACTAATCTGTATATTCGCAGCTTTCCTTTTCCATCATCATCAAAGTAACAAGTAAATCCTTGATAGGTAAATGAACTACTGCTGATAGTATACAGATGGCCACTATGTGGATTATAAAGTGGGTTATTGAATTTTACGGTATATGACTGAGTGAGAGATGTATTAGGAATAAACCTACGCTGCATTTTTATATCAACAGCTACGTTTATTACACTATCGTCAATTGCATCGATCTTCTTAATAAACTCTGACAAATAGAAGTTACGGTTAAACACTCCAAGCTCATTAGTATTGAAAGAAGACATAACACCGTTTACTTGATTGAGTAATGTATCGCCATCTTTACTAGTGACATTAGGATTATAACGTACGTCTATAGTAGGTACGATATAAAGGTACTCTGCATCTACGAATACTGGTTCTATGGTTACTACGTTTCTGTTATCCAGTAATTCAACAAGTTCAGCTTTACGCGCATCTGTAAGTAAAGCACTGCCAAAGGGTTTAGCAGCAATATACACTTTACCGTATACAGGGGGACTATTCTTTTCACCACCCCATACACTAATAGTCTGTAAATCAGGTGCATTGTTTAAAAGGATGTTCTTATAGTCGTTAGCAGTTACTGCCCTATTCTGAGCACTGTAGTTTCTAGGCGCATTAAATTTAATACTGTCTATAGACTGTGGATTTGCACCCCCGGCTGCTCTACTAGTAGTACTAATGGTATAAGAACTATTGCCGGCAAGTGTTAAAGGACCACTAAATGTTCTAGCACCGTTTACAGTAGGACCGTTACATACGTTGTAATTAAGTTTAACAATATTACCGTCTGATGGTTTTTTGCTTAATATATTATCACCAAACAGTACCTCGAAAGCACCTTCATTAGTCTCTTGAAGGAAGTATACGGCGCTGTTTCCATTTACGGTTGTTATGTCGTCTGCAAGTGTATAAACGGTTACAGCCGTGTTAGAGACGCTCTCCTGCACCCTTACTCTAAGGCTGGTGGTATCACAGTTTTCGTTATTAAGAATATAGCGAACAGGGTTAACAGAACTTACTGTATAAGATTCCTGTACAGGATCGCCTTCTCTGATATCCATGGTGTTAGTATACGTGCCACTATCACTTCTTTCAAAGGTAGTACTGTTAATAGACTGGAAGACATATGAGACGCCATCTACAGTACTAGTAAATTGAGTGTTGGCAGGAACAATAACAGAGGTAGGAGTACCAGGTGGATTAACCGTTACGGATAAAGTTGCTTTTGCACCCCTAGCACTAGTAGGAGTAAACCCAAGCATCTTAGCCCTACTAACAACATTGTTCCTAATAAGCGCTGTATCTAAGAACGATTCATTAGATGCGAAGTTAGTATAGATCGAATTATAATACGTGTTATAAGCAAGCAGCTGAATAATAGTCTGCATACCGCTACTTTCAAAGTCATAGTCTTGAAACTCCGACTGACTAGAAAGATACGCCTGTAGATTTGCTTTGATCGTATCAAAGTTTATGTCTGTTACTATAAGTGCGTTATTAGCAGCCATTTACCTTACTCTTTCTATTGCTACTTCTAGATCGACTGGGAACCGTTCGTTAATAATCATAAACCTTATTTTAATAACC